TTTGAGACATAAACAACACATCAGTACCTATGTGCTGTACAGAGTTTCTACAGATGCACCCAACGCCAGCAACGGTATCAGACAGAGCCATAATTGCTGGACTAACGGCGTTAGCGTACACGATGATGCTGTGCTTGCCTAAGATTAGCAGAGCGTTGTTGTGAGCAACTAGTGCCCGTACTTCGTCGTACCCATCAGGCCAAGCCTTAGATACATCTATAGAACCACTGGAGCCACCAGTGAAGTCTGTGCCTATCAGCAGGTCAGACCAGTATATAGTCTGTGTGTCTGCTGCGTTATCTACGATCCACAGCCTACCGTAAGCGGCTAGAGCCTCGTGACAGTAGAAGTTAGTGTTAGTCGTAGTACCTGTTGCTGTACCGAACGTCCTGAGTCCTGTCGCGTTGTCGTACACCAGAGGCTCTTGTCCACGCTGGAAGAAGTAAGCCTTATCGTTAAAGTTTACAATCTTCCAGTTGTCTGCAGAAATGGTGTACGAACCCGGAGTAATGTCTGTCAGCGTGTCATCAGGATTAGTCGTCTGTGCAGTCTTAAATATCTTGTTGTTACCAGTGACAAAGACTTCCTCGTTACCTGCGTCATCGTAAAAGTGGTGCAGCTTAACAGCGTAATCAGCGCCCAGAGGTGTGTTAACAGCAGTCAACAAGTCTACACCCTTACGTGCAGCAATACGCCCACGCTTGTCAATCACAGCGTTATCAGCGATTTCAGCAAAAGACGGATCCTGTGCAATCGGAGAGTCTTCTGTGTTGACTCCTTTAAACGCAGGAGCAACTAAGTTAATACTTTGTAGCGGCTGTGCCATACGTCAGGCTCCTACGGAGTGTACCAGATGGTTTCTTCAGGGTGCTTCTGTGCGTCCAGAGCAATCGCGTCAGACAAAAACTTATCAGCAATACCAAAGTACTCAGGTGCTGATGTACCGCCTGTCTCGCCACGCTCACGAGCTAACAGAGCTATCGCTAGGTGTATCACGGGTTGACTAGGTATACTCAGTACATCTGTGTCAGCACTCAACTCAGCGTTCCTAAGAGTACAGTTAAAACGTAAGCTGTACACACCATCAGGCTTAGGGTAAACGTCTACTTGAGTGTCACCACTAGCATCAAGGCCGTTGTACGTGTAGTACTCAGGTGAGCCGCTGGGTGGTGATTGGTTCAAGTACTTATCGTTAAACCAGTGCTGCGTATTGTACTGCATAAAGATGTTTGAGGTGTCGTTGATTACATCTAGTACCTTAATCTTATTTTGTGACCCAGTGAGAACGTAGTTAAAGATATCAGCAGATGTAGTTACAGTTAGGGTAGTCCTTAGTGCTGACCAATCCCAAGCATCCTCTATCATCTTCTTAGCGTCGTTTACAAAATCACCCGCCAGCTTACTGTAGGTTGTATCTTGTACACTAGACACCTCGTTTTCACGTAAGCGCCTGAGGACGTTGTTTACTAAGTTTAAATATGTCATCTTATGCCATGCCCTCAAACAAACTTCGTTTAATTATGTTGTCTAGTTCAGCCATGTAGTCCTTCTGAGCCGGTGCAGGAGGCTCTGGTACAGCTTGTGGTGTGTAACTTATGCCAGCCATAAACGGATCAAACATACTACCTCCACCGCCTCCACCGCCACCACCGCTAGGAGGAGGAGTTACAGGAGGCTGCGTAATACACTCCTCAGGATTAGCTGCGGCGTACTCAGCACAGCTACAGTCTGAACAATCAACACAGTTACCTTCTGCGTCCATCGACGAACCTTCAGGACACACGGTACAATCAGGGTAGTCAGTGGCTCCGTTTTCACAGGTTACTTCTTCACACTCGTCCCTTGTTTTAGCCCACGAACCATCAGGACATTCTACCCAGCCACATTCTAAAGGATGAGTAGCGGCGTACTCTGGATCACTACAGGGAGTTTCTTGTTCACAGTCACCCAGTGTAGGAGCCATAGTCCCATCATCACACTCTACCCAACCACAGAACAAAGCATTAGCAGGATCAGTGCAGTCTACTTCTTCACACTTGTCAGTCTCAGGGTTTATGCGTTGACCTGAAGGACACGTAACGCAGTCTGGGTAATCTGTGGCTCCGTTAGCGCACTCTGGAGCAACACAATCAAGACTTGATGAAGCGATTTGATCGTTGTATGCACAAGGAGCATCACAGAATATTTCTCCGTTTTCGTCTATAAATTCAACTTTACCATCATCACACGGTCCCTGACAAAGCTCGTTATCCTTTGCGTACTCTTCGTCTTGTTGACACAGTGTTTCTATAGAAGTACAAACGTCGTACCCTTCTGGCTTGTCGTAGAGGTCTTTACATGGACCGCATTCACCCAATTCTCCATCATTTACGGCATTAGGGTCTTCACAGGTTACTTCTGGTGGTAATTTTCCAGAACAGATCTCAGCATTAGCTGGATCTTCGCAATCTATACAAACTCCTTCAGCGTCTCTTGGTCCTTCTGCTCCATTATAGTCAGGACAGGGTTCTGAGGGTTGTGTTGTTTCTACACAAATGCCTTTTTCATTAAAATCTTGTCCTGTTGGACACGTAACGCAGTCAGGGTAGTCTGTAGCTCCTGTTGGGTTTCCATCATCGTCTTTGCATTGCTGTGGATCTTGTTTTGATGGCACACATTTGCCGGTTTCTAAGTCTGGAGTAAAATCTTGTTTACACTCACAGCCACCTTGTCCATCTGATTGAGAGTTAGGGTCTGCCTGTGTACATGGATCTGTAGTGTCTATGTCTTTACACGGCGCATCGTCTGGTCCGTAGCCGGGAACATTTTGTGCAGCACATATATCTACTATTGAAGTACAAACGTCGTACCCTTCTGGCTTGTCAAAACCACTCTTACAAGGACCACAGCCACCGTCGTCACCTGCGGGCGGGTCTGCGTTTTGATCGTTACACACTAACTCAGGAGCCGGTGTAAAGTACATAGAACTGGAGAGGTCGTCTGCACACGGGTCATAGGTAACTGAATCACCGTCGTAGAAAAAAGCACCATCTTGGTCAGTATCTTCAGGTAAATACTCAGGTGTATTACCGTTTGTACATTGACCACCGCTGACATCAATACAGAAACCTTCTGTGCTGTACTGTCCTTGCTGTGTAGTTGTAGAGTCTCCGGGATATTTACTAGGCTCCGCAAAACAAACTTGACCCGGTGTTACACAAGTTGCACCAGCGATGCCGCCTCTGCGTACTTGATTTGGGTCGGGACACGCATCGTTGCCATCATCAGGACCGGGCACTTCAACAGGTGGCTGAGTTTGGTCGCAAGGGTCGTAGGTATAGTTCTTTCCGTCACGAGGGTCTGTAAAAGCCCCATCTTTGTCATCGTCAAAATTAATATAGAAAGGCTCAGAACCGTCGTCACACAGGTCGTCAGGGCCGTTACCACCTTCGCCCTCGCAGACTCCACTTTCAGGTCTTAGAGTTCCGTCGTTGCAGTATTCTCCGCAGTTGCCTGTCCACCACTTTTGTTGATCTTGAAGTGCAAAAGTTAAAGCACCTTGTGGATAACCGTCTTCACACTTAATACCGTCTGGTCCTGTGGGTGTGCCGCCGGTATATTCATCACAGTTAGTACCTTCTGCGTCTTCTTTCTCAGTTACTCCGTCTTGACAAAAACCAAACTCAGGTGGTTCAGGAATACAGTGAAGTTCACCGTCTACATATTGGTATGTGCCATTTGTTCCGTCTTCTAAATTACAAGGGTCACCTTCATTGACTACAGGCTCTGGGCCGGGACAGTTAGTGCCTTCTGCGTCTTCTTTTTCAGTTAACCCGTCATCGCACATTCCGTAGTCTGGAGTGTACTCCGAACAGTTTGTTCCCGCAGAGTCTTCTTTTTTAGTAGTACCGTCTTCACAATAGCCAAACTCAGCGTACTCAGAACAATTAGTTCCTGCGGCATCCTGCTTTTTAGTTGTTCCGTCTTGACAATAGCCAAACTCAGCGTACTCAGAACAATTAGTTCCTGCGGCATCGCTTTTTATCGTGGTCCCGTCTTGACAGTAACCGTTAGGCGCGTACTCAGCACAGTTAGTGCCTTCAGCGTCTTGCTTCTTAGTTGTTCCGTCAGCACAGTAACCAAACTGAGCGTACTCTGGGCAGTTAGTGCCTTCGGCGTCTTCCTTAATAGTTACACCATCGGCACAGTAATCTTGCGTTATACCAATCGTCCCATCACCATCAACGTCTTGATTTATTATTTGCTCAAATACGTCAAGAAATTCATCGCCGTACTCACCGGCAATAATGATGGCTCTAACCCAATCAGGTATTCCGGGCATCGTAGG